GCCCTCCTGGAAGCAGACCGGCGCTATTCCGGATCTGACCTTCAGTCTCCCGATGGAGGCACCAAGGCCGCAGCGGCTTCTTCCAAGAAGTCATATGTGACCTTTGGCGGCAAGCCGGTAATCGAATCCAAGAACGCTCCTTATGGAATGCTCTTCGGCCTCGACAAGCGTTACATGAAGAAGTACACGCAGATTGACGGCGAATGGGCAAATGATTCCGGCGCGATCCTTACCAAGACCTCCGGTAAGGACGTTTGGGAAGCCTTCTATAGGCGTTGGCTGAACTACCATTGCTCAAAGCCTTCTACCTGCTTCAGGATGGATGGGGTTACTGCGAGCAACGTATATGTTGCAAGTTATTAGTTATTAACTTAGCGGGGGTCTTTGATGGCCCCCGCACTTAAAAAGTGCCGCCTACTCTAAGGGCGAAAGGAGACACAAATGCAGGAATTTGGAGATTTCGTAACGCTGAAGTCAAGGGTGGATCATGAGGTTGCAATCACGTTCGATAGCAGGGAAAGGTATGTGCAGCCCGGAAGAAAGGGCCTTACTCTTCCTCGTGAGATTGCAGAGCTTGGGATAAAGCAACATGCTTTCCGGTGGGATCCTGGGTCCGGTGCGGTTGTCGAGAGCAGACTTTACATAGTTGAAGACCAGGACGGCGACTTTGCGTTGCCTGACGGTGCCCTGGACGAAAAAGACGTTGCTGAGGTCAAGGAAACTGATGGCCTTGGGGAAGACAGTGTACTTATTGACGGAGCGCCGGTAAAGAAGCGCCGGATGCGGCTCAAGGCTTCAAAAGAAGACTTCTCCATAAACAACAGGTAGGGCCTATGACTCCACAAAGCTTTCGAGAAGACCTGAAGAGATTCGACAAGCGGCTTGACTTTGAGTGGAACGGACTCAAGGCTAGATGGGAAGTTGTCGGGAAGGACAAGAGAAACGTCAAGTACGTGATCAAAGAGATCCCGCTAGGCCAGCTTGAAACTCTCGGAACCTGGGTTCTACAAGACTTGTATGAATGTTCTCCTTTAAAACAGGGAGGGGCAAAAGCTCTTAACCGAAAGATCGACGAAGAACAGGAGCGTATTGAAAAGGCTCAGGAACAGGAACACCGCAATAAGATGGAAGCCGTACACGATGATGCTTATATCCGGTTGAAATACGGGATAGGAGAAAGAATATCGTTCGCTGGTGTTGGCGAAAAGCACGAAGGCGGGTTTTTCGTGAACGATCGGCGCAGAAACACAGAATCCGCGACAGGCGCGGGGGAAACTAACAATTGAGGAAAGGAGGTCCGTAAATGGCAATTAGAGACAGAAACATCGACAAGAACAACAGCAATTTTGCCCGAGAAACAGTAACGCTGTTTCACAAAGCTCAGATTGCGGCAGATGTGACAGCAGGGACGTATGGGGCATGGATTGCCCCTTATGCTGGCAAGATCACAGGCATTCAAGGCTGGCTTGGCGCAAAGGGAAGCACAAACGAGGCATCGTTGAATGTGCTCAAGGGAACTACTGAGGCGGCAGCGGTAACAGTGCTTTCGGCGGTCATGGATATGACTTCTGATGCAATTGTAACCGGAACGCTCTCGGCAACGGCTTCGGACTATGCGTTTGCAGCTGGGGATGCGCTTTTCCTGCAAGCCACAACCGGCAGCGGGACCACGATGGACAGGGTAGCAGTAACTATCACTGTCAGGCCAGAACTTCAGGATGAGTAGTAAATTGAATTTAACCTTCTAGTGTAAAAGGAGAAAACAGAAATGAGCAACGTGATAGTACAGGAAGCCCTTCGGGGCAAGGTTTACAAGGAAATGCCGTCTCGCAACCTCGACGGGGCCGATGCTTATGCACGGCTTGGCAACCGTGGGGAACTGATGAACATTCCGCTTACCAGCACCAAACACGGTTTGGCAGAGGAAGGTTCGTATTATGTGGCGACAAACGCAACGATCAGCACTGCCATAACCCTTACAGGCGCAACTTGTACGGCATGGGTCGCAACGACTCCCACTGTCGTTCTTGTAAACGCCAATTCGACGGGCGGCGCAAATGTAATCCCTGATTACATCAAGTTTCACATTGTCGGCGCGGGTACGGCAGAGGCCGCAGTTCATTATGCGATCCTTCTTGACAGTACCAACAGGTACACCTCCGGGGGAACGGCTATTGTTCCCAAAAATGCCAACATGGGCATAAGCACTTCAACTTCAAGCCTTCTGTATGTCGGCGCAATTACCGCACCGGCAGCTTCAGCAAACGTCAGACAGGTTGGGCGCGGTCTGTTCCGCAATGCAATTGCGGTAGCCAACGACCAGTACATTCTTGCATTCGGAGCCTCCACGGTTTCAGCAAGTGCTTCTCAGCTTGCCAGCACGACCAGCATCATGCAGACCTTCCCGGCACCTCCGGTTGTGGTAAATCCGGGCGGTTCTCTTCTGGTTTATCTGTGGGGTGCGTCAATGTCCGCTGCACCTACGGCAGAGTTTGAAATGGGATTCTGGGAGCGTTAGGTTACAGTCCCGGCAGAGGATAACGGAGAGTAAGACACTCTGCCGGTTTTTTGAGGATTAAATGAACCGTTCTGAAATAAGAACAGACGTAAGGACTCTTCTGAACGAGCCCACGGAAGGATTTTGGACAGATGCGAACCTGAACACTTATATTAATAAGGCGAATCAGCGCGTCAATTCAATTATAGCCGCCACTAAAGAGGATTACTTTACTCTGTCTGCTACGTTCAGCACGGTAGCAAGCACGAAGTCCTATACTTTCCCGACTGATTGCCGGTTTATTCGGCGTATGGAGAAATACAGCACATCAGATGCCAGCGACATTGAGAAGTTAGACGAATTGAAGTTTCCCCGGACTGAAATGCAAGGGGAATGGCCTTTTACTGAGACGGGAATCCCGAAGAGATATACGGTATTCGGAACACAGTTTAATCTAGAGCCAATCCCTGATGACGTATATACCATGAGGATCTATTACGATTCCCGTAAGGACGATCTGGCAGTAGACGGCGATTCTCCTTCTTCACCTTCGGATTTTCACGACATGCTTGTTTATTGGACCTGTGTTTTAGCTTTGGCGCAGAATAAAGAATCGGCAGATGAATTTGTCGGTCTGTTCAATATTAGAAAGGCTGAATTGGTTCAGTCTATTTTGAGCAGGGGGAGCGACGATATCAAGACTGTGGAAGGGTATCTGGAAAACTTTTTTTAGGGTTATTTATATAAATGACGACCAAATTTCTTCCCATTGCTAATATCTATTTTCCGATGGAGTCTCATAGAAGGATTTTGCTAATGAAATACGGCTCGTTTAAATACGGTGAGGGGACAAATTACAACGAATCCGCTTCTTCGTTTACCGACGATACTGCAACTACTTCTACGTTCTCAGTTGAGGGCGGTTTTGGAGACGGAGAGTTTGGAGCAGGAGATTTTGGAACAGGAGAGCATGGGGCGATAACGGTTACTTATTCAACTGAAACTTCTACCACGGTGGTATATAGCTAATGCCTAGATTTCCTCAAACGGGAAGCACTGATAAAAACACATGGGGTACTTTGCTCAGGAGTTTCTTTTCTCCATTTTTCAATCTGACTACCGGGGCCTTTGTCGCTAATTCAATCAGCCATACGGAGCTTGCAGACAAAGGGACGAATACCCATACACAGATTGATAGTGCTGTTTCTGCCTCTACTTCACACATAGCAGATACAAACGATCCTCACAACACTACTTGGGCGCAGGTTGACAAAACGACTTCGAGTATAGCGGATATAACGACCAAGAGTCACACGTCGTTAACGGACATTGGAACAAATACCCATGCTCAGATTGATACGTTTGTTTCCAGCAAGGCTGCAGCAAGCGGATTGGCCTCTCTCGATGGAAGCTCTTTAGTTGTTCAAAATCCGGCAAATGCTACGGCTACTCCTACGGCCTCTAAAATTCCCATTGCCGATGGCAGCGGCCTTTTAAGCCATGGTTGGCTCCCTATGGTTGGAATGGTCACAATGTATGGGAATGCAACAGCCCCGACAGGATGGGTAAATTGTGACGGATCGTCACTAGAGCGAACAGGAACTTATGCCAATTTATTTGCAGTAATCGGGACCACTTATGGGGCTGCGGACGGGACGCATTTTAGCGTTCCTGATTTTAGGGGCATATTCCCGAAAGGGTCAGGCACAACAACAAGGGCGGCTGGTGTAGACGCAGCCGGGAGTCAATATACCTCCACACTAGGGACGTATTCTCAAGATAAACTCCAGGGACATTATCATAACTTGGTTAGGGAGGGTGGTGGTGGTGGTGGTGTTCGATTAGGCACTGCAGCAGACGGGAACACAGCTTCGGCAGACGATTTAGGTCTAAAAAATTTAGCAAGAGCATTGGTAACTAACGGAACAAACGGAACACCTAGAACAGGGAGCAGCACTGAGCCTCAAAATTTAGGCATTAATTTCATTATCAAATATTAGGGTGATTCATGGGAGACTTAAAAACAGAAGATACCAGCTACCCGGCAACGCTTGACACGCGCACTCTCATCGCCGATTCAACCGATGACGTAGTGGCAGCGCACGTCAACGGGCTTGCCTCTGCGATCATTGCGCTTGAAACCGAGCTAGGCGTTAACCCTGCCGGGAGCGTGACTGACATAGTAACTAGGCTTGCGGTAAATATCCATGACGACGGCGGCGTTTTACGTGGAACCTCTTTCCCCGTAAGTCCTCCGCTTAAACTTCATTTGTTCTGGAGAACTGACCTGAAACAGCTTTACATGTACGATACTTCGATTGCTCAGTATCAGCGCGTTGACGCCACGAACGTCCATGCCAACCTTGCAGCCTTGGACGCAGACGATCATACTCAGTACGTTCATAACACAACTGCAAGGACCATAACCGCACAGCATACGTTTAACCCTGGAAGCGCCTTACCTCCGTTCATCCTTCACGCGAACGCACAGGGTCAGAAGGTGATCGGGCTTGATGCTGAAACAGTAGACGGGAAGAATCCGGGGAGTGCTTCGGGGATTGCTACTTTGAATGGTTCAAGTCTTGTGGTGGAAGATCCGGCGAATGCAACGGCCACGAAGACGGCTGGGAAAATATGCAAGTGGGGTACTTCTGAGGCGTTTGAGTGTGGAGCGCTAGCCGCAAGTGGTCAAATTACGTCAACAGTCGCGACAGGAACTGCACCATTTTCTATTGCATCAACAACAAAAGTAAGCAATTTAAATGCAGATAAGCTTCAAGGATACAGGCCGTGTCTTTATGCTACATCTTCTACAGCGACGACAGAGACAACTACGATAGATCTTGGGACAGTCACAACGGGTGATATTTTTATTATGAATGTGAACATTACTGTAGATGCAGGTTCAACACCAGCAAACTATATTTCAACTTCGCTAGAAAAAGCTTCTGGCACTGCGACTGTTTGGGATGGCTATGCCTTAAATTCCATTCATGGGATACAAAAAGTCTCTGCTACAGTTTTTATAGGCGATGCGACGGGGGTATTCACTGTTACGTCGGGGGGTACACTTATAATGAAAAGTGTTATCACCAATACTGGTGGAGTAGGTAATGGATACAGACAAGTTATTAACGTTTCTTTTTTAAAATACACGTAGCAGCGCAAAAAAATATTACACACAATGGACATTTCAAAACTCATAGCAGCTTTAGCCGTCAGCGGCGGTGCAGTTCATCCCCAAGGCCATGTTAGGGAAGGTAATGACCGGGGATACCCGATGACCGTTGATTATGGGAACCTGACCGAATCTTGGGGAGACAACGGACCTAAATCCCCAAAATGGACCAGCAAAGATAAGGAAAACGCATCTAAGTATGGGATGAATCTTTACGATAAGAGCAAAGAAGATGAAATAGCCATTCAAGGCGCTGGGTTCAAGGCTCAGGATGACATTGCAAGGATCATAGAAGACAAAGAATCAAAAGAGGCGATGTATCTTGCCAATGCAATTTTAAAAGGTGCTCAGGTTGCGGGAATATCCAAGAAGCTTGTAAAGACTTCTCCAGAGCACCCGCAGAATAGCGACATAGACGAGATGAAAAAGATTTCCGGCAACAAATACGTGCGCCCGATGATGGGCTTTTCCGCGATCATGGATCTAATGAAGTCTCAAAGACCTGAGCAGAATTGGGACGTTTCGGCGGGAGTAATGCCTAATTCAACAGCGGTAGGACTTACTTTCAACAAGAGGTTTTAATGGCAGTAGCAAGAGAAATGAAATCCGGTTACTTGCAGCTTCTTGGCGAGCTTAACAAGAAAGTTAACCCTTCGCTTGCCGATGACGGCATGTATAAGTTTGAAGGATTTAACCTTGATGAAGCTCTTTCTATCACCAAGAGGGCCGGATATCAGATATTAAACTCTGTTCAACTCACAGAGGGCGGGAATCCCGCTACCTTTACTGGGCTCTTTGATTATGTAAAGTCAGACCTTACCCGACAGCAGACAGCAACCGGACTTAGCGGGGTTTATCGGTACGGTTCTCCTTTTGCAAATCAGTGGAATTCTCTTACTCTTACAGGCGCAGGTGGTGACAGGACCGGGACGGCAGATAATCTTTACGATGCAGCGGTATTTGATGATCTGTTTTACCTTGGTAACGGTGTTGACGGGAACCTGAAGTACAACGGAACCACTGTTTATAATATGGGGATAACGGCCCCTGTAACTACGGCAACTGTAGCTTTGGCCGGAGTCGGGGCAGGGAATCTTACAAACGGAACGTATTCTTATAAAATAACGTTCTATAATTCATCCTTGGGGCATGAATCGAACCCTTCTTCTGTTACAGCCGATGTGACGGTAGTTGATAAAACGACGAACGGAAAGGTAGCTCTTACGGATATTCCCGTTTCTACCGATGCACAGATAAATCAGAGAAGAATCTGGAGAACAACAGTAGGCGGCGGGGTATGGCTCCTGCTAGCAACGATCAACGACAACACAACCACTACTTACACGGATAACCTTGCAGATACAAGCTTGGGTATAGCAATAGACGGCTTTGGCAACGGGGTACCGCCTGTTTTCAGCATGATTGAGATTTGGCAGGGTTACGCTTTCATGGCAGGCCCTAACTCAAGTTATGTGCAGTTTTCCAAGGTCAATAAGCCTAATGCTTGCGATACGAACGACAGAAGAGGGTTAGACGCCAATGACGGCGATGTTGTCACAGGAATAAGAAAAGGACCGGGATTTTTAGCAGTTTTCAAAACAAATTCTATCTGGAACGCATACGGAAGCGATAGGAACACGTTCGGTTTTAACAAGATGATTCCGGATACCGGTGCGGTCAATAACGCCTGCATAGTCAACGTTCCAATTCGTAATGTGCTGGCATTCATAGACGCTAATGCTAGGTTTTGGTTTTATAACGGGGTATCCGTTGCGCCAACTGCTTTAGGGCTTGAAATTGACCTGAACGCTTTGAACCAAGGCCAGCTTTCTAAGATTGTTGGGAGTGTCCATAAGACAAAGAATCAATGCCGATGGATTGTGCCGAATGGATCTTCTGAACAGTGTGATCTTTTAATTTGGTATGACTATTTAATGGATAAATGGGGCACTCAGCCGATTACCAATACTCCTGCAAACTTTATTGCAGAGTTAAAAGATTCGTCAAGCAGGAATCAAAATTATCTTGCCGGGTACACAGGATATGTATTAACAGGAGATACGGGGGGGTCTGATGACGGATCAGCTATAGCCTGTGAGGTTATAGACAGAGGCCACCCCGCTGTTGACTCTGCGCCTGGGCAGAAAAAGAACTTTTATGAGTTGTTGATTCTTTTTAAGCCTGAAAGTGGAACCGCAATAAATGTCTATGGGGCTATAGACGATCCAGAAGGAACGTATACTTCTATTGGAACCGTAGATTGCGGGGCGGCTTCAGGAAGGGCCACGATAAGATTTAATCTGTCTGGATATAGACTTTATATTAAACACACCGAGTCCGGGGTAGGAACTACATTGACTATTCGTGGATGGGAAGTTACTTATAAACTTATTGGAAGGCAACCGTAATGCACAGAAAAGATTTTATTCTCAGAACCCCTCTGGATAATTACATTGTTCCGCTTGAAAGCTTTCTCCAGGTAATTTCCAGGGACGGGCTCAAAAGCTTGAGTGGCAGCTACACCGGGGATGGAACAACGAGCAAGACCGTAGAGATAGGCTTTGCACCTATTTTACTGATTATCTCGAAGAGCGTTAATACCGGAACGACAACTTTCCCGCTTGCTGGTGATATGGTGTTTTCTTTGTATGCCAATATAGGAGTTTCTTATATCCCTGGAACGGGTTTTGTGAACGACGCAGTTACGGCTTATTCAAACGGTAGCGTGACCCTTGGCGTCAACACAAGCGTAAATCAGTCGGGAACTTTGTATCTTTTTCTGGCAATAGGATAAGGGGGAATTATGGGGTTTTTAGATTCCGTTAAAAGCAATATCGACCCTTTGGGCGGGCTAGGTATTAATAAAAGGGAGAATCAGGAGAATTATGCCAATGCAATGGCAGCAGCAGCAGCCGGGATTGCTCCTGCTTATCAAAAGGGAAGAGAACAATTACGGGCTGGATATGGCAGGGCCGAAGATTCGGCAAGGGCAGGATACGATACTGCCAGGAGTGGAAGCGCGGCAGGATATGGTAGGGCAAGAAGGGAACTTTCTTCGGGTTATGGCAAGGCAACCAATACCGCTAGGGCAGGTTTTAAAGAAGCAAAAGGCTACTACGAAACCCCTGAAATGGTCACTACCCGGCAGGAGCTTTTTAACCGTGTTTTAGGTAAAGGTGGTATGAGTGACGAAACCCTTGAAATGCAGAAAGCAAAAGCCAGGGAAGAGTATGGTACCGGGTTAAGATCTGTTCAGGACTCCCTTAACAGCATGTATGGGGATTCTTCGGCAGAAGGCATGGCCGGAGAAAACCTTGCCAGGGCGGCGGCTTCTTTAGGCGCGGAACGGGCCAATACAGTCAGGGATATAGATATAGGCAATGAGCAGTTGAAGCGCCAGGAAATGACCGGGGCAATGGGGTCGCTCCAGCAGGAAGCCGGGGCAAGAGCGCAACTTTCAGCAGAGGAGGCACAATACGTTTCTGGACTTGAAGCCAGGTTTGCAGAAGGATCATCTAGTCTTACGGCTCAAGAAACAAATGCACTTGCTCAGTTGGCGGCGGCAGAGGGAACAACCCTTGCGGATCTTCAGGCTCGCTTGGCAACGGGTGAAGCTTCGCTTACTACGGAAGAGGCTAAGGCACTTGCCGAGATCATGACCGCTCAGGCAACAGGGGCGGCAACAATCAGCCAGGGCAAGTCTGGACTGTTGTTCTAGGAGGATAAAATGGGTTGGGGTGCGCTAGTTAGTATTTTGGGAAGTATGATGAACCGTGAAAGTCCACAGATACAAGATGTAAAGAGGAAGAATAGTGTTCTTTCTAACCCATCGACACTTCAGAACAACTCAGGCGGGGGCGGTGGATTTGCCTCTCTTTTGGCTAATCTGGGCGGCGGCAAGAAGAAAAACAAAGAGCAGGATTGGTCAAGTTCTTCTGATGACTATTGGCTGAATAACAGGCCATAAGGAGAAAATAATGGGAGTCCTTAACATACCGCAGTTACAGCGATCTGATTCAGGCGAGGGAGGGCAATTATTGTCTTCTCTGGCGCAACTGCTTTTAAGCAGCAAATTACAGTCCGGAAGAGAGCAGGAAAAGAGTAAATTAGAGGCATCTCAGCTGGAACAGGCCGCTTTAGCCGCGGAAAGCTCATTGCCGATGAACAAGGGCAAAAGTCCGCTAATGGAGCTTATTCAGAAGCCCCAAGGATACGATGAAATTCCCGAGACTATCCAGAGGCCGGTTGAAGAGCTTCCAAAGACTTCTGCGCCCAACCCTGATTGGACGCGCATACCTAGAACAAAGGATTCTGTTGAAAAGGCTAGTGAAATATCGCTGAAGCAAATGTTGGGAATGGATAAAACCCTTGAAGAACGGTATATCGGGGGAGAGTTGCCGCCTGAGGAGTCTGATAGATATTTGAACCTCAAGCAAACCCTTATGCCGGTAACGACAATGGAAAACGGGAAGCCCGTTATCAATACGGTAGGGACTAAAACAGGTAAGGTTACAAGGATTGGGGCTGCAAAGCCTTTGTCAATCAGCACAAACCAGCCTTCGCAGGATGAAATAAAGAACGCAGCATGGAAAGTGGCAAACGGGGAAATTTCACTTAGTTCAATTCCCGCAAGGTCTACAGCGAGGATGGCGGTAATCAACGAACTCGGCTCAAATCCTGCCTATAAGGATTTGAACTTGGCTGAAGTGCAGGCCAATATCAAGAAGAAGCAAGACTTGAGTTTGATTCGGAGCAATGCGCTTATTCAGGCTATTGACAAGCCCATGCAGGATATGTATACGGCGTTTGAAGAGCTTAACAACAGTGGGATTGTCCCGTTGAACGCGGGAGCCAACTGGTTTCTTCAAAACACAGGCGACCCAAGGATTGCAAAAGTCAATACTTACCGGAATGAACTTGTTCGGGAAGTGCAGAGGGCGCTTGTCAATTCTGGAGCTATGGCACAGGCAGGCGTAGACCAGCAAATGCACGTTCTTAATTCATCGTACTCATTGCCTCAGATGAAGGCATCACTGAAGGCCATTGACGATATTTTACAGGCACGGCTTGAAACGCAAAGTTCTCCCGCGTTTCCTAAAGCAAAACCGGCGTATGACCCTCGGACTCAATCAGGGCCGCAGCCTGTAGCGCCTCAAACCGGAACATCTCGGTATTCCAAGTACGGCATTAAAACGGAGTAACCATGCCTATTGGCGATAAGAACATAGACCGTATCAAAGGCAATGTGAAGCTGATGCTCGATCAGGGTGCGCCTGATGACGATGTTGACGGATACTTGGCTGAAGAGGGAGTTGAGATAGAAGAACTTCATGCGCCTACTCCTGTTGAAAAGCCATCTGTTATGTCTCGCGCAGCAAGCAACCTTGTCCCTAGTGCGACAGAATACGGCAAAAATTTAGTAAAGCCCATAGTTTCGCCTGTAGAAACCGGGACATCTCTTGCGAATTTAATATCAGGTGGAATTACGAAAGGGGCAAGTAAAATACTCCCTGTTTCAGAAGAGCGATTACAGGAAGAGGACGTACAGGCTTTTGAGAATGCAAAAGGC